AACGCATCAAAGAAATTCGACGTGAATGGGGTGTGCTGCCGATTGACAGGCCGTACGCTGATCCTGACATCTTTCGTGCTAAGAACGCCACGAAAGACAAAGTAGCCGAACCTGTCTCGACTATGTTCTCAGAAGCTGGCATTGACTTTCAACGTGGTGCTAACAATGTTGCAACTGGTCTTGAGAAGTGCGGCTCATACCTTGCTATTGACAAGTTGCACCGCCATCCAATTACACGTAACTTCGGGGCACCGCGTTTCTTCGTTAGCAGCAAGGTTGAATTCTTCACAAATGAAATCGTAGACTACTATTGGAACAAGAACGTACTAGGACAGAATGTAGACAAACCACAGGATCGCAATGACCATGCAATGAACGCATGGAAGTACAGCTTGACACGTCGTCCTAGTGTTGTAGGCAAACTACGTAGACGCAACAACATCCTTGACATACGTGCAATGCAGTGGTCCGAACAAGCTGATGACAAGCGCGGACAAACTCTTCCTAGACATCTGTGAGTGAATGAACATGGCAATGCCTCCTCGTCCTAGCGGTGTCGAAACTGCAATTGATACACAGAATGCAGACCTTGAAGATGCACAGACATTCATGCCGCCTATTGGTGTGCAGGGGCCTACGCAAGTGTACAAGCTTGATCCTGCTACCAAGGTTCCGGTATCTAAGTTTGAAGGCAATGTATGGGAAGGACGCAAGAAAGGTGGCCTCAAGCGTTTGACTTCTCTTATCAGTGGATGGGATGAAGCTGAATACTACTATGACAATGCACAGGACAACCATCGAAAAGAGACTGCAGGTGATCAGTCAGGTACACGCAACTACGGCAAGGATAGACGTGACGCATTCAGCATGACGCAGAATGTCGTGTACGCTACAGTGAATGCAGTTGTTCCGAATATCTACGCAAAGAATCCCAACGTAGAAGTTACAATGGTTGATCCGCAGCAAGAGCGTGTCGGTGTGATGATGGAACATCTGCTGAACAGGCTTGCTGATCAACAGTACACTCCTGGACTTAATCTAAAACCTAAAGTCCGCAAGAGCATCGTACGTTGTGAAATTACGAATGAAGCTTGGGTGATGATTGGATGGACTAAGAAAGAAGACAGTGCTGATGGTGCACGTGAAGACATTCGGCGTATCGGCACAGAGCTTACCGAAGCAAAGGACCAGAATGAAATCCTGCGTCTTGAAGGTGAGTTGCTTGCACTGGAAGAAAGCATTGACTTGCTTGATCCTGCAGGTCCTTGGGTCAAGACAGTACAAGCGAAGCAGGTTGTGATTGACGATGCATCTGTAGAAGATGACTTCTCTGATGCTAACTGGAAAATGGTAAACGTTCTTCTTCCTACGAACTACTTGAATGCACGCTATCGTCAGAAGAATAAAGATGGGCAGTACACTAGTGCTTACGAAGCATCGCATGTTGTAGATGCTACTACTTCAATGACAGATGCGAATGCTATGCAGCAGGAGTTGGACAACTTCAAACTGTTCGATAACAGCAAAGACAATCCTAAGGACTACGGCTATGATGACCGTCGTGCATATGAGCGTGGCAAGCGTACGTCATGCTGGTACTGTTTTGACAAAGTGAAGCGACGTTTCTATCTGTACTCTGAGAAGGATTGGACTTGGCCCATTTGGGTATTTGAAGACCCATACATGTTGCCGAACTTCTATCCGTTGCGTCGTCTGCAGTATCATAGCAGCCCTAAGAGCAATCGCACACGTGGAGAAGTCTCACACTATCTAGATCAACAGGATGAAATCAACACCATCTTGGATGAGTTGAACCGTGCACGTGTATCGCTACGTGACAATACACTGTTCAACAGCAACGTGCTTACAGTGAAAGACGTTGAAGACATTCTGTTGAACGCTAACAAGAAGATGAAAGGTATTAAGGTTCCAGAAGGACAGAAGCTTGAAGACTTGATCATGGGTCCGCCTATGCCATCACTACAGCACAAGCACTTGTGGGATACAAGCACTGCTATGCAAGGCGTCACCATGGTTAGTGGTGTCATGGAAGCGATGCAAGGTGAGCAGTTCAAGACAAACACAACGAACGATGCAATTGCTAGTTACAACAGCATCAGCGGTGTACGTCTTGATGAAAAGCGTGACGCAGTTGAAGATTTTATTGGCGGAATCATGGCAGATGTACTGTTCATGTGGCTGCAGTTTGGTGATCCTGAAACAACACTAGACCTTGTTGGTTCACAGTATGCAAACGAAGTGCAAGCTATTCAACAGTTGCGCGATCCTAAACAGATACGTCGCAAGGTGCAATGCACTATCGAAGGCGGCAGCACACAGAAGCCTACAAGTGCGGCGAAGAAGTCAGAAGCTCTTGCAGTTGGACAGATTCTTGGACAGTTCGCAAGTAGTTCTCCAACAGTCGTGCTGCTCTTGTTAAAAATCTTTGAGCGTGCTTTCGATAGTGTTGTTGTAACTGAAACAGATTGGAAAGAATTGCGTCAAGGCATTATGATGCAGTTGCAGCAAGGCAATGGTGGAACATCACCGCAGGGACATGGTACAGAAGAACAAGGAGAAACAGATCAAGTTACAGAATCCGAACAAGGTCCAGACGAAGACAAAGCGTTGATTGCAGATTTGGTTAAGAAGGGCGTACCAGAAGAAATCGCTCGCCAGAAAGTATCACAGGCAAGGAAAGGTAACACACAATGAGTATCGAAAATGACGACAACACACAGCAGATTGACTCGCAGCAGCAGCAGAACGATACGTCCACAAATGACGGTGCAGGTGCTTGGCTAGATAAGCAGATTGAAGGTTTTGACAATGACACGTCCCTGGATAGACCCGGAAAGACCGTTACAGATCAGACGCAAATTGACAAAAGTGCTACAGAACAAATCAAAGAAGACAACAAGAAGCCTGCGGGTGAAGAAGGCAACGCACAGCAGCGTGGACGTATCCCTGATAAGACTCAGCAAATTCAGCCGAATGCACCGCAAACGCGTAAGTACGGAGAACACTTCCAAACGAACCAGCGTGGAGACATTGTAGATTCTAATGGTACAGTTGTTGCAAAGTCTGGCTATGAACGCTCGGTGTTTGCGAAGCTGTTTCCGCTGATTGAACGTAATGAACGTGAAGCCTCTACACTGCGTACACAAGTGGAAGCGTATACCAATGCGAACACACTTGCAAAGACTGCAGGATTGAACATTGATGAACATAGTGCCGCACTTAATCTCATGGTGCAGTGGAAGAAGTCACCGCTGGAAACACTAAAGACTATGTTGCAGATTGCACAACAGCGTGGTATTAACACTGATGAGATCGTGTCAGGTGGCGGTGGTTTTAATCAGGCTGCCATGTCTTCTGCTATGGAGCAGTTGCTAGATGCACGATTGTCTAAGTTTGATTTCTTGTTTAAGGATCGTGAAGCACAGCAGCAGCAGGAAGCAGTAACGGAACAAGTAGGACAGCGGTATCAGACTTTCATACAGCAGTTCCCGGATGCACAGGTACACGAAGATTCTATTGCTAACGTGATGAACGATAAAAACGTAAACGAACGCGAAGCATACTTCATCTTGCATGCCTTTGCAGCTCAGAACGGGCTCGACTGGAACCATTCACTCGTTCCGCAAGTGCAGGCATTACAGGCTAAGAACAGCCAGACACAACGTCCTTCCGGTGATGGAAACAACCGGCCTCTACCTAACATGGGTGGGCGAGGCGCAAACCGTGGCAGTGTTCCTGCGAATGAACGTGGGTACGCGAACGCAGACGATTCATGGGATTCGATTGTTGCAGAAACATTCGCTCAACATGGACGGCAGCAGTCACAGTAGTTTCTATTCACAGGAGTTAGTCAATGCTTAGTTCGTACGCTTCAGGTACAATGGATACAATCATCCACTCTATGCTTGATAAGAGCCGTAAGAAGCTCATCATGGCTGCGATCAAGTCGAATGTACTTGTCGCGTGGGCTTTTGCGAATAACCGTGTTGAAACTGAGACTGGTGCGAACATCACCAATCCGCTCATCGTTGGTCGCAACAGCAACATTTCTGCGACCCAGTATTACACTCCGCTTCCGATTGGCCAGACCAACGAATTCGATACAATTCGGTACGGTTGGTCGCGTGTTGTCGGTACTGTAATCATTTCGGATCAGGAAGAAGACGAAAATACTGGTGACACTGCTATCTTCAAACTGATGAAGGCGAAGATGCAGGTGCTTGAAGAGAGCATCACTGAGCGTTTCTCGACATACCTGTACGGCGTGGGTACTGGCCTTGAGCCGAATGGTCTTGGTAATCTGATTCCAGATGACCCGACGACTGGCTCGCTTGGTGGCATGTCGCGTTCGGCACAGACTCAGTGGCGTACGGGTGCGTACCAGTTCTCCGGTGGTCTGGACGCGAGCAATATCGAAGAAGCGTTTGACGACATTCTCATGGACCTTACGCTCAAGGGTGAAAAGCCGTCAATCATCATTGCTGGTCGTAACATCATGCGTATCTATCGACAGGCGGCGCGTGACCGTACGATGTTCGCTCTGCAGGAGACTAAGAACGGACAGCGCATGTATGATCTTGGCTTCTCTGGTGTGCAGCATAACAACATTCCGATTCTCTTTGATGAGGATTGCGGTGTGAATCGTGCGTACTTCATCAACGATAAGTACCTGCGTCTGCACATGCTCAAGGGTGTGAACATGCGTACAAAGAAGCTGAACTCGCCGTGGAATCTCGATGCGTCCGGTTCGCGTGTCACATGGCAGGGCCAGTTCTGCTTGTGGAAGGCGTATCGTACACATGCGGTTCTTCGTAACGGTACCGCTGGTTAAGGAGAACACACATGGGCGTTCGTATTGAGTACGACATTCGAGAACTTCCGCAGTCTTACGTAACGTCGTGCACAGAGCACGCATACGAACAGGATGGCGACAAGGTTGACAAGAAGGGCAATGCCGTTCGTGTCATGGTAGAGAAGAAGATTGAAAAGCGTGGCGGGTGGTTGCTCGTTGTACGCGGCAATCCCGGCCATAGCATTCGTCTTGAATCTCGTGAACAAGCGGAAGCTCTTGGCGTAACATTGGCACCGCGTCTCGTTAATACAGAGACGGGTGAAGTCTGCAACAGTCACGGTATTCCGTTGTCTGTTGCTAGTGTGGTAGGTGATCGCGATAATGCCGGTGGACAAGTTGAAACTGACATTGACGTAAACACCAGCGATGAGCAGCTTTTCATGGACCTACAGGACCCCGCTGAAAGTGCTGTCGCTTCTGCCATTACTAAATCGGAGTAAAGACTATGACTGTTGCACGTCCTTATGCTGAGTACTTCCCGTACGGTGTTAACTTGCGCGTTCCGAATTGTGGATTCGCTGCTGACATTGAACTTGGTCAGGCTTTCTATGTCGCTAATTTCGGTGCCCCGCTTGCACTGTCTGCGAGCGGTCTGATCGCTGCAGTGCAGATGGTTAACGGTTCCGCTGTTACTGTAAGCACATTCGTTGCTGATGTTGGTGACGCGACCAACATTGGTTACAATGGCATGGTGCCGTACACTTCCACAACTAGGCGTGATGGTTGGGGACGCAACGTTAGTATGATTGCGTCCGCGACTAACACACGTGTTGCGTCTGTGGTAG